TGGCATCTCTCCCCCCGAAACATTTGAAAGCTTTTTTTAGGCAGGATGGTGAGCCATGGCAAAGAGTGCGGTATCGATGTGTAAGAAAGTGAATAAGGACATCAAGTCCCAGGCGATGACTCTTGCGAAAGCAGTCCTTGCCATGCAGGAGAAGATTGAAGAACAGATCCCGACTTATAAGAGTCTTCCCCTTGCTCAGGAGCTCACCACTACGCAGGGTGAGAAAGCTCTGAAGAGTAATCCGGCAATGCAGGAGTTCAGGGCGACTGTTCGAGACTATGCCTCAGCGCTTAAGGATCTTAATACGCTGATTGAGGAGCATTCCACAGAACAGTCTGCGAGCGTGTCTGCACTTGATAGTCTGCGCGACCGGCTTAAGATGGTTGAGTAAATGCTGGGATATACAGAGCCGAGGATTTACACTCCACCGCTGCGGGATCTGACGGAAGAGACAAGCCTCGGATTCATGTGCATTGAGTACATGACCAAAGTTCTCGGAAAGAAACTTTATCCATGGCAGGAATGGTCTCTGATACACGCCCTGGAAATCACCGGAGACATCCGGAGGAGCTGGCGCTTCCGCTTCAGGACGATCTTGATCGAAGTGGCCAGACAGAACGGCAAGACCGTCGACTCGGAGGGCATCGCGTCCTTCTTCCTGAATGTCCTGGGCGTAAAGAGTGTCTTCGGTACATCACTTTCCCTGGATAAGGCAGAAGAAGTCTGGGAAGCGGTTGTTGCTGATCAAGAGAATACACCGGACCTCTGTGGTGAGATAGACAGAGTTGTCCGAACGAATGGAAGTAAGCGACTGATCCTTAAGGGCGGTCGCGCTTATAAAGTCGGAGCGCCGACAAGACGTGCCGGTCGTGGTGACTCGAATGACTTAGTTCTTCTGGATGAGGTCAGAGAGCATCGGGACTGGGAGACGTGGTCTGCTGCAGTCGCAAGTACGAATGCGAAACCGAATGGTCTTGTTATTTGTTTCTCGAATGCTGGTGACCCGGACAGCATAGTACTCCGACAATTAAGAAGTCAGGCCATCGCTGCCATTGAAGGCACAAAGGCGATGGACCTCGGCGGTGAGGTTGATGCAGCAACGCTCGGACTGTTTGAGTGGTCATCTCCGGATGATGCACCGACGGATGACATTGATGCTCTGGCTCACGCAAATCCCGCCATGGGATATGGTCTGCTTACGGAGCGGGCGCTTCTGTCTAACCGCATGACGTTTCCGGAGAATAAGTTCCGGAGTGAATGTATGTGTCAGCAGGTTGAGACGATATTGCCTCAGCCGTTTCCTGACGGATCATGGAATGCATGCCTTGACAATGAGTCGAGGATTCCGCCGGAATCGGATCTGTACTTCGGTATTGACTTATCCGATGACCGCCGGTGGACATCCATAGGAGTCTGCGGACTCCGGGAAGATGGAAACTGGCATGTGGAAGTCGTGGCCAGAGCTGTCGGAACAGAGTGGGCGATTGACTGGTTCCGCGCACGTGCGATGAAAGGCAAGATGCGACTTGCCTTCCAGGGAAGAGGAGCTCCGGTAACTGGACTCGCAGAACAAATCTGCACAGTACAGAACGTGGAGCGTATCGCTATCGAAGGATCCGAGCTGGCTTCCGGATGGGGCCGGTTCTGGGACGGGGTCGCTGCGAGTGATCCGGCACTGCCGCGAGGCGGTGCGAAGATATTCCACCTGCAGCAGCCTATCCTCGATACGCCTGCGAAGACGATGCAAGTCCGCCAGATGGGCGGCGGCGTGGCTTTACCTGATCGTAGGAAAAGCCCCGACGATATAGCGCCGTTGTTTGCCTGCATAATGGCATTCACTGCAGCAACTAAGATTACAAAAGAGAGTAACAAGATATATGATTCAGCCTATGCTCGTGAAGGGTATGGGCTTGTATTCTGTTAGGAGGCACGAAAAATGCCAAAAATAGTCGAAGCGCTTCGGAATCTTTTCGGGCGCAATGAATATCATATTGAGATTACACCTGAACAGATCCCGATTGTGGAGGGACTGACAGCGCGACAGCTTTACGCGACGCAGTCGAACCTGCACACGGTCATTTCTTTCCTCTCCGCCAGCGTGGCGCAGCTGCCCCTGAAGGTCTACACCCGGGACGGGGAGAACGCCAGGAAAAGAGACAGAACGAGTGCGGCGGCGAAGCTGCTCTGGCTTCCGAACCCGGACCAGACTTGCTACGAGTTCATCGAGGGACTGCTCACGGAGTTCTTCCTCATGGGTTCCGTTTTCGTGTGGGTCCTCCCTGATGCGGAATCTGCGAGCGGGTACCAGCTGAGGATCATCCCGAGAGAGTGGATCGTCACGACGACCAGCGCGACCAGCTACGCGCCGGACAAGATCATGATCTCCGCAAAGACGGGATCGATCGTCGAGGTACCGCGTGAAATGTTCGTTCAGTTCAGGATGTATAACCCGGGGAACCCTGGCGGCTATCAGTCACCGATCTCGGCGCTGAAACAGACACTCACGGAACAGGTCAACGCGGATAAGTTTAGGACGGACATCTGGAGATCTTCTGGCAGGTTCAACGCCTATCTGACCAGGCCGGCCAACGTGCAGCCCTGGGATGAGAATCAGCGCAAGGCATTCCTTGCAGCTTTCCGCGAAGGCTGGGGAAAAGATGGGGAGAACCGGGGGAAAATGCCACTCCTGGAGGATGGCATGGAGATAAAGACTTATCAGTTTAATGCTAAGGAAGCGCAGTACGCTGAGACCAAACAGCTCAGCCGCGAGGATGTGGCCGCTGCCTATCACGTAAATCCTTCGCTGATCTGGCACACGACTACGCAGACTTACGCGAGTGCTAAGGATAACGCCCGCGCGTTATACGCGGACTGTCTCGGTCCAGTGCTTCAGATGCTCCAGCAGCGCATCAACTCGTTCCTGCTGCCGATGATCGGCGCGGATCCGGACACTTACGTTGAGTTTTACCTCGACGAGAAGCTCAAGGGATCCTTCGAGGAGCGTGCTGGCATCCTGCAGAGTGCTGTCGGTGGTCCTTGGCTCACTCGAAATGAAGCGAGATCAGACAACAACCTTCCTCCCGTTGAGGGCGGTGATGAGCTGATCGTTCCGATGAACGTGACCGAAGGCGGCCAGGCGTCACCTCAGGACACGCACATGGACGCGAACGCTGGCTGCTCGTGCCACAAGTACAGGATCCTGGTCGGCGGCGAGGAGCTGAAGAGCAAAAAGGAACCGATCAGGCTCAAGGCCAGATCGTCAAAGGACGAAGACGAACAGATGACGGAGATACTCCGGAAGTTCTTCAAGAGGCAGGCGGCCTCAGTCATCCCTAAGATCGGCGCAAAAGCCGAGAACTGGTGGGACGTGGATCGCTGGAACGAAGAGCTCGCGGATGACATCGAGCCGCTGATTGATGAGATAGCAGACGCTCACGGTAAGGAAGCCGCGGATGCCCTGGGTGCGAAGTATGACTCCGAGATTACGAGGAAGTACCTCCGAGCTCTCTCGGAAGGCAGAGCAACGGCGATCAACTCGGCAACGTATAAGAAGCTGCAGGCAGCGCTTGACTCTGATGACGAGGACGACACGCCGGAGCACGTCTTCGAAGTTCGCGAGGACGCGGACTCCGGAACTTTCGGCCGATCGATGGCCACGGCCGTCGCAGGCTGGGCCGTAACGCACGAAGCTCCACAGCAGGCAGAAGCTCAGGGAATCCACAAGACCGTGGAAAAGACGTGGATAACCGGAGATAATCCGAGACCGGAGCACGCCATGATGAACGGTGAGACGGTTCCGGTCGATGAGGCGTTCTCAAACGGCTGCTACTGGCCGGGAGATGATAACGGAGATCCGGACACTACATGCGGATGTAACTGTTCGACACAAATAACCATAACGGAGGAATGAAGACATGAAAAAGAAGCATTTAATCAAGGGCGCAGCTCCTGAACATAAATACAAGAGCTTCGCGCTGAAGTTGAAGTCAGATGAGGGTGCGGGAACCATTAGCGGATACTTTTCTACGTATGACAGAATCCCGGACAGCTACGGAGATGTCATCGAAAAAGGAGCCTTCACTGAGACCATCGAAGCACGGAAGGAATCCGGCCATCCGTTCCCGCTTTGCTGGAACCACGATCTTAACCAGATCATCGGCGCCGTCGATATGATCGAAGACACTGATCATGGCCCGCTGATGACTGCACACTTCTTCGATACGGCACTTGCACAGGAGAAGCGTGAACTTGTGAAGCAGGGCGTTGTATATCAGTTCTCTTTTGCGTATGACGTAAGAGGCTGGGTGAGACCGACAGAGGACGAAGAGAAGGCAGGAATCATGAACATCTTAACAAAGCTCGACCTGTTCGAGGTTTCCATTGTTCCAATTCCCGCAAACCCTCGCGCAGAGGTAACGGACATCAAGTCCGGAAGGCGTAACAGTAAGAAGGACGCCGACGCTATTAAGCAAGCTATCGCGCTTTTACAGAGCGTGTTAGACGATGCAGATGATGACGACGAAGGAAAGGACGACCCGAAGGACAACCCGAAAGGGGAGGATTCTAAGGGGAGCAATCCGGAGAAGGATCGCCTGCTCAACTTCATCAAAAAAATAAACGATAAAAAGGAGAATTAAATCATGGCTACTATGAGAGAAAGACAGGCCGAGATCAAGGCCAACCTTTTAGATCTTCAGTCGAAGATCGAATCCGGCGACGCTGAGGCTATCAAGTCCGCCGGCGCTTTAACTGACGAGTATGAGCAGCTTGAGACCCGTATCAAGGATGCGGAGAAGGCTGCGCAGCTCCTCAAGAGAATCGGTCGCGGAAGCGATTCCGACGACAGCTCCGGAAATGGAGAAAAGTACAAGACCATCGGTGAGAAGGCCGCAGCTATGGTCAAGGCCGCCGGCATTTCACCCGAGAATCATGGCTCTATCGTTGCTGCACTTGAGAAGAGTGCCTCCGATCCTCAGCTCGATCCCGCGGGCGATTACATCGGAGCGATTCAGGAGGTCGACTATAACATCCTCCAGGGTGTTCGCCGTCCTCTTACCGTTGCTGGTCTGTTCGGTGTGGAGAACACATCCGCTGCATCCGTTTCCTACTTCGTAGAGGGCGCAGCTGAAGGCGGTCCTACCACAATCGCAGAGAACGGAGCGTATCCTCAGCTTCATGTCGGCGAGCCTACTAAGGTCACCGAAGCAATCAAGAAGATCGGTACCTTCTGGAAGGACTCTGACGAGCTTCTTTCCGACGCTCCGAGACTTGCGCAGCATATCAACGAGCGCGCTGACTACCTGATGGATATCGTCGAAGAGGATCAGCTCTTTGCTGGTAACGGAACTGGTGCAAACATCTCTGGCTTGATCAACAGATCCGGCCTGCAGGTTATGTACTACGATCCCACCTCTATCCTCGATCTTCTTCTCAAGATCAAGTCCGCGAAGAAGTTCATCAAGAAGCTCACTCCCGGATTCCGTGCAGACGGTCTCCTGATCAGCGACGACGACTGGGATGCTCTTACTTCCCTCAGGGACAACAACAACCAGTTCCTCGCCGGCGGTCCATTCTACGGCATGTATGGCAATACTCAGGTTGCTGAGGAACCTCCTCTTTGGGGTCTCCGTTCCGTTCCTTCTCAGGCTACTCAGGAGGGTCTCATCGTCGTAGGTGCTTGGAGGCTCGGCGGTTCCGTTCTTCGTAACGGCGGAAGATCCGTAGAGGTCACCAACAGCAACGAGGCAGACTTCATCAACGGCAGAGTAACCTTCAGAACTACCGAGAGATGCGGTCTCAAGGTGCCCTACCCTAAGGCTTTCATGAAGCTCAAGAGCGCGACCTTCACAGTAGAGGGCGAGAGCGCTAAGTATGTCGCTAATACTCAGTATTATGCACGTACTGGATCTGCCGGCGCTTACATCTACACCCTCGTAGATACGAGTGCATACGTTGCCGGAACCACATCCACAGCTGGACTTTATAAGGCAACAGCTATCTGATCGAAGGCTTTGAGTAGGTGACGCGTATGGATAAAAAGAAATACTTATACGAAGGCGCTTTTTGGTTTTTCGAGGAAGGACGACAGCCCGAAGGCGCTGTAGAAGTCGTCGAAGAAAAAGCAGAAGCGAAGAAGGCAGAGCCGCAGTCCGAAGGCGCTGTAGAAGTCGCTGAAGAAAAAGCAGAAGCGAAGAAGGCAGAGCCGCAGGCCAAAGCGGTCGAGCCTAAGAACAAGGCAAGGGAGACGAAAAAGAAATGAGTCTGGCTACAAACTGGGGTTACAACTTAACAGGGAAAACCACAGCGCTCCATGATCTGATCACAGTCGATGAGTTCAACACTTTCACAGCCGGCAAGTATACCGGAGACACTCGCATCGCGTCCGAGATCAAGGCCGCATCGCAGGCGATCCGGAATTACTGCGGCTGGCACGTGTATCCTTCGGCCGAGTGCGAGATGACTGAGCGCCTGCTCTACGGCAACGGACGTGCAAAGCGAGTCGGCAAGGATCTCATGATCCAGCTGCCGGCGAAGTATGTGACAGCGGTCAGCGCCGTCGTGATCGATGACGTGGCTTTCACGGATTACGCTTTCGACGAAGACGGGATCGTTCATGTCTTCGATGCTACGGCGATGAGCCGGAAGAGCGTCGTTGTCGTTACTTATACCGCAGGTATATCCGAGGCACTCATGGATTCCGTCAAGGAACTCGTGGCGCATCGTGTGAACCACGCTCTGGCATCGTCCAACGGTATCACGAGCGAAGCGGCCGGAGGCGTGTCGGTGACGTATAACGCGGGATGGGTGAACTCTGCAAGGGCCTCAGCTTTGCCGGACGACAGCAAGGAAGCTCTCGCGCCGTATAAGATCCAGGGGGTGTTCTGACATGGTTGGAAGTTTTGCAAATGACACGATCACGAGAATCCGCCCTGGCACGAAGTCAGTCAGGGGTTCAGACGTTCCTGACTGGGGGCAGGCTTCCTCCTTGGTAATAGCGGGTTGTTCTGTTCAACCGGCCAGCACGATGTTGTCGCAGGATGGCAGAGTGTTAGGCATCATGGATGGGATGACCTGCTACTGTCCTTATGATGCGGACATCCAGGAGGGAGACCGAATCCAGTATGACGGTCTGACCTATGTCATAAACGGAGCACCACGTAAGTGGAAGTCTCCGACAGGTAACAGAAGCAACATGCAGCTGAACCTGGAAAGGTGGAAAGGGTAATGGCAACGAAGGTAAAGATAGAATTTAAGAGCGAAGGATTCAGACAGATTCTGATGGGTTCCGGAGTTCAAAGCGTGGTTCAAAGTGCTACGGACCGTATCCAGACCAGAGCGAATGCCGATATATCGGGAGAGAGCGAAGGCTTCTCTTCACGTGTTTGGCAGGGTAACTATGGCGGCGGAAGGTGGATCGGCAGTGTGAGTACAACGGATCTGGAATCCCAGAAGGCGGAAGCTGAGAATAAGGCTCTGAGTAAGGCGGTGACAGGATAATGGAAATACAGAGAAGCATTGATATTGAGGACGAGGTTCGCAAGGTTCTGAAGGACCATCTGACGACATATTGCAGACCGCTTCCGAAGACATATACTCTGCCGTGCATTCTTGTCACGCAGGTGGGAGGATCTGACACAAACCAGGTCGATGCGTTTGATATTGTTCTGGATTCCCGTGCAGATACCGAAGCAGATGCCTTGCGGGCGTTACGAAACGCTATCGGAATACTTCGTGCCGTTGTAAAAACCCAAAGCACACCCATCAATAGTATCAAAGTAAACAATTCCGGATCATGGGGAGTCGATCCCGTTCGTCCGGACCTCTCGATGTGCTCTGCGCGGATCCGCGTGGCAGCGCACCTTGAGAAAGTAACCATAAACTAACAAACGGAGGATTGAAAAATGAGCACTAATGCAGTAAACATTGGAACCGGCAACGCATCCGGAATGTTCTATCATGCCGCTCTTACACCTACACCGCCCGCAATGCCTACATCGCCCTTCGATACGATGGAGGGCTTTACCGAGGTCGGTTTTGTTGGTGAGGACGGTCCTTCCTGGACTCCCTACGGATCCACGGAAATCATCAGAGCATGGTCTTTGGCAACTGTTAGAAACATCAAGACTGAGAAGGGCTCTGTCACTGTACCGGTAATATCCACGACCGAGGAGTCCCTGAAGACCGTATTCGGTGCGGGAGCGGTAACCGCTACAGCTGCAAACACAACCCACGGCAACCTTACCACAGTTGAAACTGCTGAAGGTCCTTACAACGAGGATGAGGCATTCGTTCTTATCGGCAAGGACGGAGATGACGGCATCATGCTGTCCTGCGCTTCCGGTCGTGTGACTGATATCGCAGAAATCGGACTTGCACCCGGCGGAGCTATCATCTGGAGCATCACCATCACCGGTGACTGGACGTTCGTTAAGGATGACGGTCAGGTTAAAACCAGCGGCTAAATAAACAAACAAGGAGGAAGAAACAATGGCAGAATTTACACTTAAAAGACATGAAGCGAAAAAGCTGAAGATTAACATCGGCGACAAGTCGTACTATCTCCCGCTTTCCGGAAGCATGAAACCGAAGGAAGTAGCCGGACTGGATACTGTTGAAGCGACTCTTGATTTCATGAAGAAGTTTATCCCGGAGGACGTCATTGACGATCTTACCCAGGACGAATACAACGAACTCGTGAAGGCGTGGGGCGAAGCTTCTCAGGAAGCGTCAGGTCTTAAACCGGGGGAATCGTCAGCCTCGCGAAGTTCGTAGAAGAGCATCACGAGGCGCTTGAATCAGACCTGTTGAAAAAGACAGGGCATGAGCTGAATGATTTAGGGAGCACTCTTTCGTGGGGTGCTCTCTCTTCGTTCGTTACGAACTTAGATGCGGAATCGGCCACGGCAAGAGAGATTGAACCGGAACTGGCATCATGGTCTTCCGTAGCGAAAACGAACGCAATTCTGGCGGACATCTTTGATATGCTCGCCGCCATCAATTCGAATCTGAAGGCATTAGGAAGCGGATCCAGAGCGAAGACTCCGGAGAGGTATCCGAGACCGCAGAAGAAAAACAAGGACAGGATATTTACATCATCAATGCCTATGGCTGAGATGAGAGCATGGATAGAAGAAAGGAGGCGAAGACATGCCCGGAATGATTGAGGTTGCTCAGGCTACAGTGACTATTATCCCTACTATGCAGGGAGCGCAGCAGACTATCACGAAAGAGATGACAGGTGCCAGCGCAGTAGCAGGAACTGCTGCCGGAAAAATCGCCGGATCTAACATGGCTTCGTCCATCGGCTCTACGATGAGTAGCGCCGGAAGTAAACTTACCAAAGGAATCACGATTCCTTTAGCTGCAGTCGGTGCGGCTTCTGTAGCAGCATGGAAAGAAGTTGATGCCGGTCTGGATACAATCGTTCAAAAGACCGGTGCATCCGGAGCGGCCTTAGAGGATATGAGCGGTATCCTCGAAAATATAACTGCGACAATCCCGACGGACTTTGCCACGGCAGGTGCCGCAATCGGTGAGGTCAATACACGTTTCGGTGTAACCGGTAAAGAGCTGGAGACTCTTTCCGGACAGTTTATCAAGTTTGCGCAGTTAAATAATCAGGATGTCAGCACATCCGTTGATAATGTAAGTAAAGTTCTCGCCGCTTTCGGTATGGACGCAAGCGAAGCGGGTATGATGCTCGATGCATTGAACACTGTCGGTCAGCAGACCGGAGTGGATGTAGGTAATCTGGCTCAGCTTATGAGTACGAACGCAGCGTCCTTCCGTGAGATGGGAATGAGCGCTGAAGAGGCAGCAGCTTTCTTAGGTTCGGTAGATATGGCCGGACTGGATGCATCTCAGATGGTAGTCGGTTTAAGGACTGCCATGAAGGAAGCGGCATCGGAAGGCACCACGCTCGATGCAGTGATTGCCGGATTCACAGAAACAATGAACAGCAATGCCTCTGAGTCTGACAAGCTCGCTGCAGCTTATGAACTCTTTGGGTCCAGAGCGGGCGCGGCTATCTATAATGCAGTGTCAAATGGCACTCTTGATCTGGCGACATTTACGTCGAGTCTGGGAGAGTTTGAAGGTTCTGTATCGGAGACCTTCGAGGCAACTCTGGATCCCATGGATCAGTTCACAACCGTCATGAATCAGTTAAAGAGCGTGGGTGCAGACCTTGTGGTCACAGTAGGTCCCACTCTTGCAGAAGTGCTTACACAGGTTGCCGATGTCGTTAAGGACATCTCTGCTGCATGGGGTAATCTGTCCCCTGAAATGCAGGAGTTCATTGTTAAAGCCGGACTGATAGCAGCTGCTGCCGGTCCTGTTCTTTCCGTCGGCGGAAAAGCGGTAAGCGGAATCTCTAAGCTGACCAGCGGTATCGGCGGACTTGCAAGCAAGCTCGGCGGAGCATCTTCGAGTCTCAGTTCTTTCGGATCGTCTGCATCTACTGCAGCATCCGGAGCAAGCGCGGCAGGCAGTTCCTTCGCACAGATGGGCGGACAGGCTCTCTTACTTGTAGCGGCAGGCGCAGCAGTTATGCTTATCGCAATGGGTATCAAGATTCTGGCGGATGCAGCGATTGCACTCAACCGGGAAGGTCCGGGAGCTGTAGCTATCCTTGTTATCATAGCGGGAATTGCGGTCGGTATGACGGCAGCAATCGTAGCTATCGGCTCTGCAGCAACTGTGGGTGCCGGCGGACTTATGGCTATGGGTGCGGCTGTGTTCTTGGTATCTGCTGGTATCTCGCTTATGATCTTATCGTTGACCGTGTTCTGTACACAGCTTCCCACAATCGCTGAGTATGGTGGCGCGGCGGCTCTTGCTTTGATAGAACTGTCGGTCGGCATGGCACTTCTTGCAGGTGCTGCGGTTGCTTTGACAGTAGCACTTATCGGATTACTTATACCGCTCGGACTTGCAGCACTCGAGATGGCAGGGCTTACTCTGGCATCCGGAGCGATGACTGCAGCGTTCGTGGTGGAGACAGTATCGGTTATTGCCTTGACCGCTGCCATGGCGCTTAATGTAGCGACTATGCTTCTGCTCACTGTTGCAACTCTTGCAGCGGCAGTAGCTACCGCTGCTCTGGATGTAGCCATCATCGTTGCAACTGTCGGAGCGTTAGCTCTTACTGCAACAGTTGTGCTTCTCACCGTTGCACTCGTTGCAAGTACTGCGGGATTTGTAGCCGGAACGGTGGCGATAGTGCCTTGGACGGTCGCTGTTGTAGCGGCAGAGGTTGCACTGGTGGCACTCTTAGCTGAGATGCTTCTTCTGGATGCAGAGCTTGTGGTTATGGCGGGCGCTTTGATTTTGGTAGATAACAAGATGAAGAGTATCGCAAGCTGTGCGAAGTCAGCAGCAGACGATATGAAGTACATGACTGACGCTGTAAATGTCGTGGATCAGTTCCTGAACACATTGAAGGATACTGCAGGAAATGTCATCGGCTATGTTGTAGATCTTTTTGCGAACGACGCACAGATGATGAGCACGACCGGTGCTACTACGATGACTGCGTTGACAAACACGACCACAACCGGAGCAAATAACATCAAGACCACATGGACCGCAACGCTTACAGCCATCACAGTGGCTGAGGCGACAAGCTCTGCGGTTATCGTAGCCGCATGGGTAACAATGTTCACTAATCTGAACAGCACCACGGATAGCAAAATGAACGAAATGAAGGGAACGGTTAAGTCCGGTCTTCAGGAAATTCAGGATGCTTTCCAGAACACCGAGCTGAGCTTCAGCCGGAACATTGCACTTCCGCACTTTTCCTTCAGCGGTTCGTTCGACATGAAGAATGGTCTGGCTCCGTCCGTCAATGTCGAGTGGTACCGGAATGCGGCGACGCAGGGTGCAAGATTCAGCAATCCTTCCATCATCGGAGTAGGCGATGCGTCACAGCCGGAGCTCCTTATCGGTGAGACGACGCTCTTCCAGCAGATTCGTGAAGCTTCGGGAGAATCCGGAGACATTATCATTCCGGTATATCTGGGTGGTGATGAGATTGATACGGTGGTTGTTAAAGCAAACCAGCGGAACAACTACAGAAGCGGAGGTCGGTCATGATCCAGCTTATTATAAACGGAACAGAGATAAAACTAAACGCGGGCTCCTATAAGGAGTTCCCGCGCGTTAAAGAAAATAGAAGCAAAACGGAAGCGGGAACCACACACCGCGATATTATCCGGACCGGCATCGGCCATCTTGAAGTGTCAATGAACTCTGACGATGTGGAGAAGGCGTTCTTTGACGACTGCGTGGATGCGTCGGAGCTTACCGTGAAGTACTGGTCGGAACGAGCAGGAGCGCTTGTTACGAAATCAATGTTCATGGATCCGGATTCTTACAGTGCGGACCTGGTTGTGGAAACGAGTATACATCGCTATTACAATATATCGTTCACTTTGGAGGAATTTTAAGTGTATAACGTATCGGCTGATTATTTAGAAGCGATAAAAAAGCCGGCAATCCGATCCAGAGTAACGGGATCCATCGCCGGAAAGTCTTTCGGTGATAATAACATCCTGGAAGGCAGTCTATCCATAACGAACCAGAACAGTGGCAATGATAATGTGCAGATCGGTACGGTCTACATCGGAGAACTGTCAGTAACGCTCCGGGGATTAAATCTTGAACGGTACAAGCTTGACGGCAAAGAGATTGCATTGTTTTTCGAGCTTTTACTTCCCGATGGATTGACGTGGGAATCTGTTCCGCTTGGCCGATATTATGTCGGTGAGGCGAATCATACTGCTGCTGGTGTAGTGATCAAGGCTTACGATGTCATGAGTAAATTTGACAGAATCTGCACCGGCGGTGCTGTTACGGGTACTCCGTATCAGCTTGCAAAGTATGCTTGTGAGGCTTGCTTTGTTACTTTGGCAACAGATCAGACAACCTTTACAGCATTCGCTAACGGTTCGGAAGTATTGTCGCTCTGGCAGGATGGAACCGATATTGAGACCTGGCGTGATTTTTTATCCTGGGTGGCGCAGTCTTGTGCGTGTTATGCTACCGCAGATCGTTTTGGCCGGATTATATTTGTTCCGTATACACAGGACATTGTGGATACTGTGGATCCGACGGGGCGCTTCAGTGGTGCCAGCTATTCCGATTATGAGACCAGATACACTGGTCTTTATTGTACAAACATCGAAAACAGCACGATGGACTATTACGCATTGTCTCAGGATGACGGTCTGACATACAGCCTCGGTTCGAATCCGTTCTTGCAGTACGGAACAGATGAAGGCAAGGAAGTCATCCGCAGGGCGGTTCTTAACAAGATTGCTCTGATCAAGTATGTGCCGTTTTCTGTTATGCTTCCGGAGAATCCCGCGTATGACCTGGGCGATGTGCTCAGCTTTCCGGGTGGACTGGGAGATGAGGACAAGCTCTTCTGTATTAACAAATACACATGGACGTATCATAAGGGCATCAAGCTCGAAGGTGTCGGGAAGAATCCGGCATTGTCTTCGGCGCAGAGCAAGACGGATAAAAACATTGCTGGACTTGCGTCAAAGATAAATGATGACTCGATGCATTATTACAATTTTACAAATGTCGACGACATCACGATTCACAATGGAGAGACCAGAGAGATTATCAATCTCCAGTATGTTACGACGAAGGATACACACGTAGACTTCCACGCGGAGCTTCGGGCTTTAATTGATGCAATCGAGGAGATACACGGAGATGAGTACACAGAGCACGATGTTAAGGGTATTGTGACTTATTACCTGAATGATGAGCCGATAGCTTACTATCCGATTTTTACGGAGTTTGACGGGCAGCAGCTGAGACATTTGCTTTATTTCTGGCAGAGCAGTGCGAACGTTATCGGATATTTCCGGGTTGAGCTTACCGCTGATGGAGGTAGTATCACCATCCCGGCGGGACACCTGCATGCTTACTGGGCCGGTGAAGGCTTAGTGGGTGAAGTGCTTGACACGAACCCGAATATCACGGATAACATCCAGGCACTGACATTTGATATCTTCGGAAGCTTCACGGACGAGGTTGTAGCAGTTGCGCAGACTCCTGCTTCAGGAAGTCCTACGGATAATATGTCAGCATTGGTATTTGATGGAGTTCTTGCTTCGTTTACGGACGACACGGATACACTTTCCGGTATATCCTTCACGCCTTACTTATCAACGGATCTGATTGCAGACGCCACAGCTCCTGTTGTGGGTTCCTGGTGGGTTGCATCTGAAGGTGGTCAGTATATTGAGACGGTAGATATCATCGGTGTGAACGGATTTGTATCGCCGAACGGAGGAGCGCTCAGTTATCTCTGCAGTTTTGACTCAGGAGAAACGTGGCAGGGATGGAACGGATCTGACTGGGAGGATGATCTGGAAATGACCTATGCCACAATCCACGAACTGACAACCGAGTTCGGAGAGGGCGCTGTCAGAATACGAATCATCTTTGATAGTGGCGAATCGGTAAGCGGCTTTACCGCTATAGGAGGACACTTATGATTATTAAAGAAAAAATGCCCGGACTTCGGTTCAAGACCAAACCGATCCGGGGACTTATAACGGTCGAGCTTTTCGATGCAAAAACGAAGAAGCTCATCCAGAAGGTCGAAAAAGAGAATATGGTCACAAACGCTCTGAAGAATATGCTGCAGGCGTATGCCGCAACGAATCAGATGGGAGATATCATGCCGATTGCGACGGTCGGTCTTGGCGGCGTCATGTTATTTGATGAAGAGCTGGATGCTAATGAAGATAATGTGTGCTTCCCTATGGATGCACATCTTGTCGGATATGGCGGACAGTTTATTGACACTACGAACACGATGGCGGGATCTAAGAATGAGGCAGAATCTTCCGTACAGCTCGGGGAGAACGGAAGGTCTCGCACAGTCTGGGACTTTGGAACAAGTCAGGCAAACGGAACGATTAAATCAATCGCTTTGACAAAAAATGCGGACCCGTTCCGCCCTTTGTCGAATAGCGTTGTGGCTCAGCCTCACTATTACTCCGGTGATAGCCGGTATACGTACAATAGTAATGCCGTGATAGCATACGAGGACGGTTACGCGTATGTCGTACATAGCATTGAATCCAGCTCTGAGAGAAGTGGCGTCTACGGTGATTATACCTACACGAGAACATATTCCATGACGATCCGGAAGACGTACTGTCCGATGATGAACTACAAAGTCGGAGATCCTGCACAGAATTATACATACGGACCGAATGATCTGCATCAGACTTTGACGTGGACCCAGGTTGCGCATAACACTGACCCTGCTTTTAACGATGTCAGCGCTCCGTGTGTGGATTTTGACAATGACGGCAATGTTTACATTGTTTGGTCGCCGGGTAACTCATCCGGAAACGGCGAGCTATACGTAACCAAAATCGTACGGAACAATCTGGAGTGGACCGCTCAAAACTGCGAGATTCTGAATCTGACCGGAGTGCAGTTTTTAAACGATTATCATATCGTTATTGACGGACATTACTTCGTTGTATCTTATGACCGGCACTCCATTTATAAGATCAATATCAGCAATCCGCAGGACATCCGTCAGATCACATTGCCGGAAGGCTACTACGTCAACAGCAGCTGGTACTGGCGTACAGCCGCGAAGGGCGGCGGAATGTACTTCACGGTATATATAGATCGTGCTGTCGGAGACAGAGTACAGAGATGTTACCGTAATGCAATTCTTTATCCGGATTATACCATTGTACTTCAGGGCATTGACCAGACTTATATCATGAGGCACTTGTGGCTTCCGTTCGATGACGGTTATGTGATCGGCGGGCAGAACTCAGACGGACAGTCTTCACACGTTTACGGACGTTATACAAGCAACTATCTTGGAACGATTGCAAACCTGCAGACACCGATTGTTAAGAATGCAAGTCAGACTCTCAAGGTTACCTATTCACTGGTTGATGCATAAAGGAGGCTGCTATGAAGAAGATATACTACGAGGGTGAAAGCAAAGCGCTCAAGAGGATGGCAGAGCTTATAAACCGGAAGCCAGAAACAGGTGAAGGTCATGAGGATGCCTACTATGGCGATTACAGTAAGGAAGCTTATGAACACAGTCAACTCCGCAGCGGCAATCCGCACAACGTAACGCTTGCAGATCTTGGGCTGGAAGGCATCCTGGATAAAATAAATGCGATTATGCTTGCCATCGGAATGATGCGTGGGTGGATTACGCATAACAACGAAACGATAACAGATCATGACGGCGCAGTTATCTGCTTCCATGGAGCAGGTGCTGACGAGGATCATAACTATCTGCTTTGGCATTAAGGAGGAAGGACATGGCTGGAAGTTCAGAAAAAACAATAGATCAGCTGCCTACTAAGTCGAGTATTCTCGGAACAGACTACATCCCGATAGACGATGGTACGCAGTCCTATAAAGCAACGTGGGCGGCACTTGTTGCACTGACCGGTGGTATCGCATCCGCCACGGCATCCGGAAACACGCTTACCATTACAACGATGGGCGGACAGATTTACACATTTACTCCGTCAGACAGCTCGAAGCAGGATGTTTTGACGTTTGATTCCGTTCCGACGAATGGTTCCAGTAATCCGGTCACGTCAGACGGCGTGTATGATGCAGTGCATGATGTCAGCACAGCACTTGCCGGGGAAGTATCGAGGGCAACGGCAGCAGAGGAAGCAAACGCTACGGCAATCGGAGTGCTGAACGGATCCGAATCAACAGAGGGTTCTGTGAAGAATACCGTTGCAGAATACATTACAGAGCTTATTGCCGGTGCTCCGGCTTCGCTCGATACTCTCAAGGAAATCGCAGACTGGATTATAAATCACGCGGAAGATGCTGCAGCGATGAACAGTCAGATTCAGGAGAACACAAGAGCAATCGCGGCAGAAAAGACACGTGCAGAGGGGGCGGAAAGCGCAAATGCAAATGCTCTGCAGGCTTACAAGGATCTCCTCGGCCTGACGGTCGATGAAGAAGGCTATATATGTCAAACAATTTAAGGAGGAAGAAAAATGGCAACAAAAAGACTTTTAACAGACGAGACCGGGCAGAGAATTGCCGGAGCTTTGGAAGAGATTGCTCTCGGTGGTGCCGGATCAGAAGCATCCCTTGATGCTGCAGTGATTGCTATGATTGACGGCACAAACACAACACGTGTATTCAAAGCATGGTACGAACGCGCGGCTATCATTGCCGGATCCAGTGCTACACGCTGGGGCTTACTTTGCAAGTTCGCAAGACTCATATCAGAGGCGTGGGAAGATAAGACCTACACACTGAAAAGCGCCCTTGCATCCATTTCCGGAGATCCTACGATGACACCCATGGATGAACTGGCATTGAAGACTGTACCGGGGCAGCTCGCCATCGAAACGGATTCAGCGAGTCCGGATGACTGGACGGTTGAGGATCCTATGACATGGTACATCCGTGCAAATGCGTTAAGCCTTGCTGATGGAACCATGAATATTACCGCCATTGAAGGCATTGACGATGATTTTGACATTACTGGTGAGGATGCTCCCGTGTGGACCTTTGCTCTGGCTCTCTTCATTAAAGAGTGGAGCGATGCATCCTACGATTATATCAGCTTTAAGACAGCGGCTGCTGAAGGATATGCAGCAGATGCAGGTGATGTTGATCCGAACGGTAACAAGAGAGATTTGACCTGGCATCCCACCTTCCCCGGTGGATTGAATAGCCAGGGTGCTCTGACTTCCGGGGCGAATCGTGCTCCCTACATTTTCAAGAGTGCGAATGACGGAATCACTGCAGCACGTCTTATGGATGCCTACGAAGGACTCTGGACGGACTGTGACAGCCGCTGGTTACTTCGTATGTGGCAGTTAAGACACTGGAATCTGGAGAACTCCGGCATTGCGGAAGGCTGTACCAATTACAACTTTGATTATACACCTGCACTTGCAGAAACTAACGTCACCAGAGTTCTTCTCACTGCAGCGCAGGCAGCAAACCTGATAGTCGGATCCTGTGTAATGCTTTCCACATCTTCCAGAGGCGGCACCACAGTTGTGATTGCTAAGATTGCATCAAAGGAAGAGGTCACAATCAGCGAAACGAGCTACACCGCGATTAACCTGGATACGACTACCGCTTTCACTACCACAACATCACAGCATCTCTGTACTGTAGCTTATTTCAGTGGCGCTACGGAGGCTCTTCCGGGACACGCTGACGGATGCTTCGGCGGAACACTTACCGATGGAAAAGGTCCGCTCAGAGTGGCGGGTGTAGAGTGCTTAGATGGAGCGTACTCACTCGGACTTGACCCACTTTACAACTGCACTGCAGGAAGCGACGGAAACAAGTTCGACTATGCAGTCTATGAGTGCAAGGACTCTGAAAAGCAGGCAGGAAGCATTACATCAGACTATGAGAATACCGGAATTACCTTCACCGATATGCCTAAAAGCTGGCAGTACGTTAAGAAGTTTGTGCGTACCACAAAAGGCATCCTTTTCCCGGAAGTTATCGGAGGCAGCTCAACAACCTATGTGAAAAGTGCGGTCCTTGGGACGGCATCTACGGGAGTGCGTTCGCCTTGGCGTTTTGGTACCTTGTACTCTGGGGCGCTTGCTGGTCTCGCTTGTGAGCTTGGTTACGGTGCGCCTTCGGGCTCGTTCTGGGGCGGTCGTCCGCGCCTTGGAGGGGCGGGTAAGAAAAGGGGGTGAATGACCGGCGAAGCCGGTCAGAGGGGGCCTTCCCCCTCAATCACCGATAACTCTAATAAATAAAGGGTCATACGGCGCGCCGACGTGCGTTCAATGGGACGAACTCTACGGGAGTACGTTCGCCTTGGCGTTTTGGTAACTTGAACAATGGGGCGAATGCTGGTCTCGCTTGTGAGAATGGTAACAATACGCCTTCGAACTCGAACTGGAACGGTCGTCCGCGATTTTACTAAACAAAGGCAAAGCTCCGCAGCTTTGCTTACATGCGCCGTATGATCCGCGCGAAAGCGAAAATCTGTAAAACCGGAACCGGGCGCTCCCAAAACCCGGGCGACAGGTTGTAGACCTGTTGTGTGGTAAGTAATAACAAGCCTGACCTGCTTTAAGGTTTGGGCGTAACTGAACACCACTTTGCAAGTAAAGGAAGATAACGGCAGATGCATACAAAAAGATTTAAGCCTCTGTCTCTTGAATTATGCGAGGACGCAGTCAGAGAATGCTTTGAAGGAAAATGGAAGCGGCGCGACGTTCTCGCTTTTATTGAAAAATCTGCAGGCATACAGCGACATGAAATCCTCCTGGAATACCTAACGCATGACCGGGCGATCCGGGAAGAGGCGATACATTCAGTCGGCCTCTATTTGTGGGATGTCCTGGAGGATTTAGTCGCCGGCAATGAACCGGAAGATATGATACCGGTAAGAATCCGGCAAAGAGCTGACGGCATGACCGGAAAGCTCAGAGATATTGCTCTGCTTTGTATACTGCATCAACTGATCGGACACGCGGCAAAGCTTATGATGGAACCGCTATTCTCGGCGCGCCTGCTGCCGACTCAACATGCAAGTCTTCCGGGACACGGACAGACAAAGCTGAAGAACCAGACACACCGGATGCTTCTTAAGAATCGCGGTGTCCGGTACTTCAGAAAAACGGATGTCGTTCATGCATACGCATCACTTAAGTATTCCGTTATTATAAAGATCGTCCGGAAGGAATGTCCGAAGGCATATGATCTGATCACAATCTTAGAATACCTCGGCAGGCTTGCTCCGGGCGGACATCTGATAATCGGTGGATATCTTGATGCCTGGCTCTTCAATTTTGCGATGAGCTACGCCATGAGGCATCTCTACACCACAGGAGAAGTGAGACGCGGAAAGTTTATCCGCCACATCATTTCAGTAGAGACCTTCATGGATGACTTTTGTCTCTTTTCGGCTTCTATCAAAGGACTGAAGAGAGCAAGTGCTTCACTGGAAGTCTGGATGCGGGAGAACCTGCAACTGGATATCAAATACACAACCGGAATCGAGAAGCTTCTACCGATTGAGGAAGAAAAACGCAGGCGGGAGCTTAACTCACCTGCAGCTCGCGGAGTACCTGTAGTCGATATGGCCGGATATAAAATAGCACGGACGCATGTAATGATTCGCGCCCGTGTTTTTCTTAAAGCCAGAAGACAGTTTCTCAGAGGATGGGAAGAACTACAAAGAACCGGCACGTTACGGGATGTACGCGCCAAAAAGATTATATCGTACAACTCCTACATCGAGCAGACGGACTCGTATAAGGCTCGGGAGAAGTACCACATCAGAGAGCTTATGGAAGTTGCTGTTAAGGTCCGCGGCTTCCATGGATGGTTACAAGCAAAGAAAGAACAGGAGGCATTATATGATTTACAGAAACGTAGAAGCAGGTCAGACACCGGAACGTGTAGTACTGGAGAAGCTGCCAAACAAGACAATAGTTCGAATGACGGACAATGTATCCCCTTTTGAGGGAGAAGATTCGCAGATCATGTACCGATATGATGAGGTGGTTTTCGACCTTCCGAAAGACAGAGCAGGCGAGACCGTGGTCAGCATCACGGAAGACTTTAATGCGTGGTGGCGGTTCGGGTGTTCCGATGAGGAACCGGTAACACTGGAAGCAAGAGTTGCAGCGTTAGAGGATATGTTCCTCGCAACGCTTGATGTATAAGGAGGTAGAACATGAGTCCAAAGTTTAACTTTATCCGCTTGATGTACAAGATGCACAAAATAAATGCAGAAGATGTCTGGGAGTATGCAGACAACGGAGAGATTACGGAAGAAGAGGCCGAAATGATTTGCGGTCCCCGTCCGTTATAAGGAGAGTGAAATGGAATGGTGGCAAACAACAATGGTTATAGCGGCCGGACTTCTGACCATCTTTAATCTGGGGGATAAAATATCAGCCTGGATTAAGGAACAGAAGCAACCGAATAACGATCTGAAGGCCAGAGTGGAAGCTCTGGAAAGACGGGATGCAGAGTATAAGGTAATTCTCGCCGGATACGCCGACAAGCTCCAAAGGGACTACGACTCCATCAATTCGATTAAGAAGACCATGAATCTGATGCTTGAGGCCCAGTGGGTTCTGGTGGATCACGCGCAGAATGGGAATAACACCAAAGAACTTGAGAACGTTTCCACGAAGCTGCATGAAGTAGTTTTTGGTAAATAAAGTGGATTTTTGACATTTTAAAGTCGATTTTGGTCACTTTTTTGCAAAAATGTACATTTTATGCAATTTATTTGCACGAAAAATAAACTAAAAGGAGGAGACAAAGATGGTACCGATTCAAATCTTTATGACCGGTCTGCTGGCCGTGTCAATCTTAACGACACTCACAACTCAGGCACTCAAAAAACTGTTCCGGGAATGTGGAGGAAAAGCTCACGCAAATATCATGGCGAGCATCGTATCGGTTGTAATTGCAGTTGCTCTGGGAGTGGCTTATGCGATTACAAAAGAGATCGACGTGAATGCTCAGTACATTGTGTGCGTGGTTGTATTAGCTTTCCTCGGATGGCTCTGCTCCATGAATGGATACGATAAGGTAAAGCAGGCCGTGAAGCAGATCATAGCCGGTGGCGATATCGACAAACTGGAGGAATAAATATGGCGAGAGTGATAATGACGAGTGATGAATTTGTGAGAAGACTGGAAGTTCTGGCATCCAGACCATCCTATTATTCGAACAAATATCCGTATAATGTTTGTTACATACATTCTGATGGAAGAATATCCGCAGATTGTTGGAATTTAATCAAGTGCATTTTGAATGGGTATGATGTCAACAGCACAAAAGTTGGATACTATCAGCATGATTTGAGTAACACCGGAGACGCTGATGGAAAGACATTGGTCGGGATGTGTTCAGATGTTTCCACGGATTTTTCCAGGTTGAAAAATGGAGAGCCGAGATTCCTATACCTGAAGGGAACAAAAGTAGATCACGCCGGTGCCTTCATAGGTGAGAGAAATATCGGTGGAAAAATCTACAATGTAATTGAGGTGACATCAAGTTGGGAAAGAAAGATATTATATTCCTATGTTGATTCGGAGGGGTGGAGAAGGCATTACAAAGGAGCGGCAAAAAACGGACGGTGGACAAAACACGGAAAGATGACCGCGTGGCTGGATTATTCCGGAACTCCGGAAGTTGCACCGGTGCAACCGGCAGAGAAGAATCTGGATGCGGTTGCCATGGATGTCTACAAGGGTAAGTACGGAAATGAGCCGGAGCGCAGCAAAAAGCTGAAGGCAGAAGGTTATACAACCGATGAGATTAAGCAGATTCAGGATAAGGTGAATGCACTTGTGAACGGAAAGCCGACACAGAGCTATCAGACCTATACGGTCAAGCCGGGTGATACCTTATGGGGTATCGCCGTGAAGTTCTTAGGTGACGGACAGCGATATCCGGAGATCAGAGAGCTCAACGGCATCGGCAAGAATAACGTGATCCGTTCGGGACAGGTGTTAAAGATTCCGCCCAAATAGTTTTGACCCACGTCTGCCACGAGGTCAAATCTTCCTTAAAGAGCGCCTTTGGATGCAACATCCGGGGCGCTCTTTTTGCATGTATAGACAAAGGTACCACACCTGGTCTATAATGAGGGGTGTTAATAACGTCCCTCATAAACGTCTTAACAAATGGATTCTACCCACAACAGCGCGTAGGGTAAATCCAAGAGGACCTTTTCAGTGTTCGAGCGTTGTTTCGTTAGGTTCACGAAACGTGACAAGTTCGAACACTCCGGAGAGGTCTTATCTCCGGAAACGTTCAGAACGATGACGGAATGATCCGGATATACGATAACCTTCTCGATGAAAGTATCAATCACTCTCCGGCAGAAGTTATCATCGGCAACGTCTCCGTCACGGAAAGAACGCAGCCATGATGCAAGATAGTCTCTCGGAATGAGAGGCTTTTTTATTTTCATTTTTTCGAGTTCCACGGACAAGTCAGTTATCTTTTGCCTGTAATCGACTATGCGTGGCATCACCACGTCCGCAGGTACGCCCTGTTCGATTGAATTTGTTAAATTGTTCATCCGTTTGGTAAAGTCTCTTATTTGAGCCTCTACGTGCTTTATTTCGGCATGCGGCAAATCTGCTTCCTGCAATTCCATGATTCTGTCCGTGATTTGCTCAATCAATTCGTCCGTAAGTGTAAATTCTCTACACTCTTCCAGAATCATCATCTCATATCGTTCCTTCGGCATCGGCTTGATGCACTTTTTGGGGCAATGGTAATAGTAGAACTTCTTTCCGCTCTTCCCGGTTCCGTGTGTTCCGGTCAGTACGGATCCGCACTCCGAACAGATGCACTTGCCGGATAGCAGGTAATTTGCATCTGCTCCACCGTTCTTCGCTGTACTCTTCAGCTTCGTCTGTGCCATATCCCATTCCTCCTCGCTCACAATGCCCGGAACGTCTATCGACAGTCCCATCATCTCAAATTCGCCGATATAGTGTCTATTTGTTAAAATACGATAAACAGAACCATTTTTCTTATAAATGCCCTTAGCGGCCAAGGAACGAACGATTTCGGCTATGCTGTAATCCTCACAGCACAGTCTGTATATCTCCCGGATGACTGCTGCCTCTTCCTCGATAATGATGACATGCTTATCCTTATCCTTGCCATAGCCATACGGACACTTGCCCGGCCACTGTCCCTTCTTCAGAGATTCCTTCATTCCTCTGGTGACCTTCTGCCTCAGATCTGCAGAGTAATACTCGGCAAGTCCTTCCAGCAGGGATTCCAGGATAAGTCCTTCCGGTCCTTCCGGAACGGATTCCGCTGCATAGCAGAGCTGTACACCTGCCTTGCGGAGCTCTCGCTTGTAGATGGCTATATCCGTGCGGTCACGTCCAAAGCGGTCAACCTTCCACACGATAACCGCCTCGAACTGCTTCCGCTTTGCATCCTCTATCATCCGGAGGAATTCATCGCGTCCTTCGGTGGACTTCCCGGAGATGTGCTTGTCCGCGTAGATCTCGGTGACCACCATATCATGCGATTCCGCGTAACGCTTACAGTCGGCAATCTGTCCTTCGATAGACTGGTCTGTTTGACGCGGTCCGGCGGAGTATCTTGCATATATCACTGCTCTGATCATGATGCACCCCCAAAGAGACGACGGAGCTGTCCTCCGGCAAGTTGTGAGATGTCCCGCGCCATCGCCAGGAGTTCTTCTTCCGTGACTGGCTTCGCAACGTCGCCGCGGATCAGAAGAACATCGCCGTCTGGAGTGTAGTCCGTCCGGAAACCGTTCTGCATCATCAAAACGTCCAGGGCGTAGAGCAGCAAGCGGTCGTTGTTAGTTTGTGGCGCGGGTTTGCGTTCTATGTGGACGACCGTCTTCCCGTCAATGAGTGCATAGTCCGGGGATTTTATTCTAACCGGAGCAGGATCCACACCGAGCAGGTCATCCTCGGAAACGTTCAAGACACGGGAAAGCATCCGCAGGTTGTCTGTTGACGCTTTACGCAACGGAACCCTGTCATGCTCCCATTTAAAGATGGTCGTTTTATTCACGCCGATTTTGTCGGCAAGATCTTGCATACTGAGGTCTCTTTCTTCCCTAAGTTTTCTGAGTTTTTCTCCAGTCGTTGCCATCACATTGCCCTCCGTTGTTTTTGTTATATTATAGCATACAATTATAGAACAATTAAAAAATTTTATAGTATTTTATAATTTTATGTTGACATGCGTTGCTTACGGTGTTAGTCTAATAAGCAACGGAGCCACACACAAAACAACCGAAGAGAGGAGGAAGAACAACAGCATGGAAGAAGTAAAAACAGAGCGAGGTTTCGACAAATTGCTCCTGGAATATGAGATCCGAAGCCGCGGGATGACAATCGACGAGTTCTGCGAAAGCATCGGGGTGTCACGGGCGGCGTATCAGTTTTGGGCGGCCGGCAAAAGTGGAGACTGGACCCGCGGAAAGATAACCAGAGCCGCGGAAGTTCTGGGGCTGTCCGGGGAGCAAATTCTGAAGATTTTTTTTGCCTCCATCGTTGACTAATAAGCAACGATAAGAAGAAACAGGAAAGGACAACAGATGGCAGATTACAGGGTTGACGACTTATACAAGGTCAGTCGTGTGTTTCATCCATTAAGCCCCGGATGGCTACCGTGTGAAGCGAAGTGCATTTTCATCGGTACTTACGAAGAGTGTCAGCAGTTCATACAGGACCGGATATATGTGGCGGACTTAAAGGATGTGGAAATCAGAAAGGCGGAAGATCATGGCAGCAAGAAAAATGTGGGTAGTACATCCGGATGATGAAGATCTCGATGAGCAGAGCTTCAATTCATTCTGGGAAGCAAAGCAGTGGGCGGCAGCGTTATGCAGCTCTTACTGGATTGAGGAGGTGGAAGGATGAAATGGAGATGCACGGAATGCGGTGAAGAGTTCGCATCGGATGAGATGGAGAGCGACTTTTACATTGTGAATCAGAGGAAGAAGCTCTGCATCTGTCCGGACTGCATGGATAACATCGAGCACATGGATGAGGATGACAAGTTTGATTACCTGATGGAGAAGGGAGACGGGTTATGAGAATAAGATTTGAGGAAGTTGACGTTGACTTAACACTCTGGGAGTTCTTAAAGGCGGTAGCGCTGGGAATAGCTATCTGCGCGGCTCCGTTCATCATCAAAGCAGTTTTACTGGCAGCAGGATTATAAGAGGCGAGAGCGAATGGATATTGTAGACAGTTTAGCACGTGCCTGCCTTGAGGCGGTACGAAAAGAATATTACAAGGAGGAAAAAACAAATGAAAATCACAGCAACGTTCGACAGTCTGGAGGAGTTCCAGGCGTTTGTGAGAGGAAAGAAACCGCTCACAACTGAAGAGCTGAACGCAAACGTTCAGAAGACCGCTGACATCATCAACGCAGCGGAAGAGAAGATGGAAGCCAAGAAGAAGGCGGAGAAGAAAAAGAAGTTCAAGGAGCCGGAGGTAGTCGGCGCTACACCGGAAGAGATGGAAGAACTGGAAGCCGATGAAGAGATCGACTACATTGCTCTCCGCGTGAAGACACAGAAGACTCTGGCCGAACTGAACAAGGCATCCGGAAAGAACCAGGCGACCAAGCTCATCAAAAAGGTCTGCGGAGTTGACCGGTACACAGAGGTAAAGGACGCGCAGCTTCCTGCGTTACTGAAGGAAGCAGAGGAGGCGCTTAATGCCGAGTAGTCATGCGAGACTGTCCGCATCAGCGGCAGCAAGATGGATCAACTGTCCCGGGAGTATTAAACTCGCCGAGGATTTAGATCTGAAAAGCACATCCAGTCCGTATGCAGACGAAGGCACTCTTGCTCACGCAGTAGCCGAATACAAGGTATCCGGAAGCACAAGCGGTCCGGCATACAAGAAGGAACTGCGGAAGTGGGAGAAGTCAGAATACTGGTGCGGCGAGATGGATGAAGCGACAGACTTCTACAGGGATGAGGTGTACAGCATCTACATGGACCTCTTACAGAAGGATCCGAAAACCATCCAGATGGTCGAGCAAAAGGTTGACCTCGGAGAGTGGATTCCGGAAGGCTTCGGTACATCCGATGCGGTGGTTATCGGCAATCACGAGATTCACATCATCGACCTGAAATATGGTAAAGGCGTGAAGGTGGATGCTCATAACAATCCGCAGCTTCGTCTGTACGGACTCGGTACCGTGGCGCTCTTCAAGGACCTGTATGAGTTCAGTGAAGTGCATCTGCATATCATCCAGCCGAGGCTCGACCATATCAGCCATGAGTTCATGCCGGTATCCGAGCTGGAGCACTGGGGAGAGGCAATCGTTAAGCCTGCAGCGAAGGAAGCTTATGAAGGAAGCGAACGTCAGAAGTGCGGAGACTGGTGCAAGTTCTGTCCTGCGAAGGCAGTATGCCGGAAGAGAGCGGAAGAGAATCTGGAACTTGCAAGGATGGATTTCAAAAAGCCTGCTTATCTCACGGAAGAGGAAATCGGTGAAGTCCTGGCGCAGATGGATGCACTTACCTCATGGGTAAAGGATGTTTCCGAGTATGCTCTTCAGAAGGCTCTGGAAGGCGAACACTTCGAAGGCTGGAAGCTGGTAGAAGGCAGGTCGAACCGCAAGTATGCCGATGAGGACAAGGTGGTGGAGAAGCTTACGAAGGAAGGCTATGACGAAGCAATGCTCTACTCGAAGAAGCTGCTTACCATCACCGAGATGGAGAAACTTATCGGCAAGAAGAAGTTCTCCGAGCTCTTAGAGGGCAAGGAAGGACTTGTCATCAAGCCGGAAGGCAAACCGGTGCTGGTACCCAGTACCGACAAAAGAGAAGAACTGAACACAGCAAAGGCTGCGGCCGATGACTTCGGCTCCAGCCTGCCATTCTAAAACAAGGAGGAAAAACAAATGGCAACAAAAGTAGTTACAGGATTAGTGAGATTAAGTTACGTGAACATCTTCAAGTCGAGATCGTTCTCGGAAGGTCAGGACGCAAAGTACAGCGTGTGCGTTCTCATCCCGAAGGATGACAAGAAGACACTGAAGGCAATCAGAGCCGCCATCGAGGAAGCGACCGAAGAAGGCGTGAATTCGAAGTGGGGTGGCAAGAAGCCGAAGAATCTGAAGACTCCGCTCCGTGACGGAGATGACGAGAGAGCAGATGAAGCAGAAGAGTACGAAAACATGTACTTCCTGAATGCGACCAGCAATCAGAAGCCGGGTATCGTAGATAAGGATCTGAATGAGATCCTGGATCCGGATGAGGTGTACTCCGGATGCTGGGGAAGGGTATCCATCAACTTCTATCCGTTCGATGCGAAAGGCAATCGCGGTATCGCCGCCGGCCTTAACAACGTACAAAAGATGAAGGATGGCGAGCGCTTAGGAGCCGCGAGAGCATCTGCAGAGGACGACTTCGGCGACGGATTCAAGGTACCCGATGATGACGATGACGGCGACGGAAACGATGATTTCTAAAAAGTAATTACAATTTGCATTAACAAAGGAGGAGAGATAAGTGGAAAAGAAAAGAGTATTGAGTACTGATATCGAAACGTTCTCCTCCGTGGATCTTAAGGAGTCCGGAGTGTTCAGATATACAGAATCTCCGGACTTCAGCATCCTACTCGTAGCTTATGCGTTTGACGATGATCCGGTGACGGTCATCGACATGACCGCAGATGAGTTCAAAGCATTTCATCAGCACCGGGAGTTCTGGCATGCACTTACAGATCCGGATATTGAGAAGCATGCATTCAATGCAGCATTCGAGCGTACCTGCTTCACAAAATATCTGGGAGTGGAAATGCCGCCGGAAGAGTGGAGCTGCACAATGGTAAAGGCATTGACACTCGGACTTCCGGGAAGTCTGGAGAAGGTCGGCGAGGCATTACAGATGCGGGAAGAAGAGTTGAAGGATAAGCAGGGCAAGGCTCTGATTCAGTACTTCTGCAAGCCGTGTAGGCCTACCAGCAAGAATGGAGAGCGGAAAAGAAACCTTCCGAAGCATGATCCGGATAAGTGGAAGCTCTTCATCGAATACAACCGGCAGGACGTAGTAACAGAACGTGCCATCCGGAAGAAGCTGGACTCGATTGCAACCACTACCGAGTACGAACAGAATCTCTGGTCTTTAGATCAGAGAATGAATGACCGGGGAATCCGTATCGACGTACCGATGGTGGAGAAGATCGTGGAATACGATAACCAAAGAAGAACGGAGCTGATGGAAGAGGCAAGAGATCTGACCGGACTGGAGAATCCGAACAGTGTGGCACAGTTGAAAGCATGGCTTAATGAGAAGGGCGTACCGTTTACATCCGTAACGAAAGAAACAGTGGCAGCAGCTCTTAGCCTTAAGTACATCCCGGATGATGTAAGACGCGTTCTGGAGATCCGTTCCGCGCTCGGCAAGGCATCGGTCAAGAAGTATCAGGCCATGCTCGATGCAGTCTGTGAAGACGGAAGGCTTCGAGGCATCCTTCAATTCTACGGAGCAAACCGTAGCGGCAGATGGGCCGGAAGACTTGTGCAGGTGCATAACCTTGCAAAGAACTCGCTGGAGAATCTGGATATCGCAAGAGACTTTGCTGCAAGCGGAGACTTTGACAGTCTGCAGACGCTCTTCGGAGAGACCGCGTTCGTGTTCTCGGAACTGGTACGTACCGCATTCATTCCGAGTGAAGGATGCCGGTTCGTAGTATCTGACTTTTCTGCAATCGAAGCGAGAGTGATTGCGTGGCTTGCCGGGGAAGAGTGGGTGCTTCAGGCATTCCGTGAAGGCAAGGATATTTACTGCGAGACTGCATCCATGATGTACAAGGTGCCGGTGGTCAAGCACGGAGAAAACGGACATTTAAGAGCGAAGGGCAAGGTCGCTACTCTGGCCTGCGGATACCAGGGCGGAGTCGGAGCTATGAAAGCCATGGATAGAGAAGGCAAGATTCCGGAGGAAGAGCTGCAGTCTGTTGTGGATGCATGGCGGAATGCGAATCCTAAGATCGTGAAGCTCTGGTACGATTACGAACGCGCTGCGAAGATTGCTATCCTGGAACACCGGACCGTGCGCAGACCACATGGCGTTGAGTTTGGCTTCCACCATGGCAATCTCTTCATCAAGCTTCCGGGCGGCAGGAAGTTATGCTACTGGGATGCGAGAGTGAAAGAGAATCCGAAGACCGGAAGAGATTCCATAGTGTACATGGGCGTGAATCAGGAGACGAAGCAATGGGGAGAAGCTGAGACCTACGGAGGAAAGCTGGTCGAGAATGTCACACAGGCAGTTGCAAGAGACTGCTTAGCAGATGCAATGGTGCGTGTATCCTTAAGCGGCGGACAGATTGTAATGCACGTACATGACGAGATGATTGTAGACATGCCGAACGAAGACAAGGATGCACCGGATAAGATCACGGAGATAATGAGCGTTGCTCCGGAATGGGCGGAAGGACTTCCGCTTCGGGGCGAGACGTACGAAACAGCATTTTACAGGAAGGATTAACCATTTATGACTATTTCAAAAGTGGCAGCAGATAGATTGTACGCACTGATGCGAGAAAAGGGCATAACGTCATCAGATGTCTGCCGAGAACTAAATATCGGATATCCGTGCTTCAAAGCAATGTTAGAAGGAAAACAGCCCTGCTTCGGAAAGTGGCAAAGAAAGATAGCAGAGCTGCTGGGAATAGAGAAAGAGCAATTATTCAGGAAGGATTAAGAGAGACATGAAGTGGACAAACGCAAAACTAAAGGAATACGTCAAAAGACGCGTGAGGGTTACCTTTACAAATGGTGAAACGGAGTCCGGTGTTTTGGGATATACTGAACGATTCTCCTCAGAATACGGATTCCGGAAGCCGGGCTACTTTACTATAAACAATCTCGATTTTAAGGTATCGCACATCGACAAGATCGAGATTCTACCCTGATAAGAGGAGGGAAAAGCATGATCAAGACAAAAGACTGGACGGTTGAGTTCGAAGGAAGGCACTCGGAAATAATCGGCGACATTTATGCCATCTTAGAGGCGGCACGTCTGAAGGCACCGATGGAACTATACGTAGCGTTTGAGCTGTTCTCCAGAGAGGATAACAAAGAACAAAAGAAAGAAGAGAAGGACACAAGGCTCCGGGCATTCGCGGCAGTGCTCGCAGCCATACCGGAAGAAGAGCGGGAGAAAATAAAAGAGCAGCTATTAAACAATAAGGAGGGAAAACACGATGGAACTAATCATTGATAAAAACGGGAAAGCCGTCGACCTGGAGGACGTCTCCGTGACAATAGTCTACGAGAGCAAAGAAGAAGCAGACCGGATGAAAGAAGGGATGGCCAGCGGCAAGGTCCAGCAGCTGGAGTGGCATCCGATAGAGGTCAGGGACGGGAAAGTCATCGGAGACATTCCAGAAGTAGGGCAGGACGTCATCCTGACACTCGATAACGGATATGTGACGGTGGACACATTCCCGGACGATTACGAGAGTGACGGATTCTTTTGGGGGGTCCTGGCATGGGCGGCAGCGCAACCATACGAAGAGAAGGAAGGCGAGACATGAACGAACTGGATAAGCTTGAGGCGTACCTCAAAGAGCGTGGTTACAGATACGAGAGAATTAAAAAAGATGCGGATAAGTTTGGACGCGAGTGGCATCAGATCATTGTATATGACGAAAACGATGTGAGACAGTGGGACGCAGTCTGTGCTCCGGGAAGCTACGGGTACGAGGCAGGATTGCTCGAAGTGATGGGCGAGAAGGTTGTGAGAGTTCAGGACAGCGTGGAGGGATATCTCCGCGCTGACGAAGTTATCAAAAGATTAGAGGAGGAAAACAATGAATCTAAATAGATCAAAAGAACTCATGCAGAAGCGAATCAACTGCGAGAAGGAAACGATGGAGCAGGCCTGTTTCCACCGGTCATGCAGCAGCTGCGTTAATTACATAAGTCAGGAAGAGGAACGAGAGCTCCGGGTTACCGCGCTGCATATCATGCAGGCGTGGATTGGAGCGAAGAACGAGATACAGATGACATGCGGATGCCGGACAGCGTTCTACATCATGGAAAAGTGGGAGGCGAAAACAGATGGATGCAAAGGAACTGACTAAAAAGTACTGGGCGCTGGAGAATGAAGTGGCAGAGCTGAAGAAAGAAGTTGAATATTTGAAGAACGAGGTACAGAAACTCCGAATGCTGACAGAAGACATGAAGATAGACTTGCAGATGCTGGAAAGGAGTAAGAGATGATTACGAAGAAGCAGATAGAAGAACAGTTTGGTATCGGCAACTATAACGCAGATGCGGAACTGAAGAGCGATGAAGAAGTGCTCGCGCATGTCAAAGCCTGCGCTGCGTTATGTGACTTATTCGAAGATGAGGAGATTAAAGACATCCTGTATTGTGTCAAGGTGATGCTGAAGGAAAGGGCAAGGGTAAGGAAGGCACCGGATACGATATCTGTAAATGCCAGGTCTATGTACTGGGCGTGGAAGAAGATAGACGAGGCAGAGAGGAGGAGACCGCATGCAGATGACTGAGTCAGAGATTATCAAGTCGTACAATCACGCGGAGAACAGACAGAAACAGATCAAGATACTATCAGAGCTGAACGCATGCAGCAAGGCGCAAATCAGAGAAATACTTGAACGGAACGGCTGCGAGGTTCCGCACTACGGAAACAGATACACCGGCAAGGTCAAGGAAGAGCCGAAGAAGGAACCAAAGCGCGTCAGCGTCAGGATGAGCGAGAAGAAGAAGAAATCCGACGGCTCAAATTTGAGCACTCGGCTCCTCAAATCTGAGGAGCAGACCGGACTCATCAAATCTGATGAGTCGGAAGATGTCGGAACGTGTCAGCAGGATGTCGGAACAATATCGGAAACACCAGGGAAGCAGACGGCTCCACCGGAGGTAATTGAACTCGCGCAGGAACGGATCCGTCAGCTGAAGTTAGAGACGGACGCCATCCAGGAGAACATCGACACTCTTCAGGAAGCGCTGAAGGAAAAGACAAAGTTATGTGCAAGACTGTGTAACTGGGTAGACGAGAACACGGAGGGTTAAGCCATGGGTGTAGACGTAGGATTCCTTATAGCAATGGTCATGATGTTCGGATGCGGACTCTTTGCCGGTGTAACGTTCATGGCCATGAAGCGTCAGGATGACGAGGAGGAAGGAAATGATAGGGACAATACGGATTGATTATTCCTACCCGGGAGGACACGGAAGGATTGAGATAGATGCGCTGGAGTTCTTCCCGGTATCACAGGAAAAGTGTAAGAAGTTAAAAAAAATATGGGATTTAGAGACGAACCTCGGCAGTAAAGAGACCGACAAGCTTCTTATTATAGAAGCGCTCGCTCTGCTTACAAGATTCACGGAGGAAGAGATAAAGGATCAGGAGACCGTAATACTCAACAACGGAGAGTATGCAAAGAAGAAGGACCAGGAAAAGCTCAAATCCTTGAACAGAAAACTCAGGATGCTTAAAGCAAACGCAGAGGAGGTAAACAAGTGGGAGCTGTAGTTGACTTTGCGGATGAGAGTAAGAACCGCATCCGCGTTAAAAATAATATAGAGTTAGCCATCTCACTCGGTAAGAGCCGGTTTGACACGAACTGGAAGAACGGATCCATGAAGTGGTCCGTTCTCCTGGACAAGCTGTCAAAGAGCGTGACCACACCGGAAACCCATGCCGAGTACATGAAGATGGGAAAGGAAGCACAAGACAAGATAAAGGACATCGGCGGATTCGTGGGCGGACATCTGAAAGAAGGAAAGCGCCGGAATGGTAACGTGGAATGCAGGCAGCTTGTCACTCTGGATGCGGATGCTCCGAAGGGCGACCTGTGGGATTCCATCCAGAACGATATCGAGCATCCGGATCTAATCTGTGCCATGTGTATCTATTCCACGCACAAGCATTGCAGTGATAAACCGAGATACCGCATCCTGATACCGCTCGACAGACCAGTAAGTGCAGATGAATATGAAGCAATAGCAAGGATGCTCGCGGATCACATCGGCATGGCGAACTTTGATGCGACCACATTCCAGCCGACCAGACTGATGTACTGGCCGAGTAACAGTTCCGACGTGGATCCGCTGTTCAAATACAGAGACCTGCCGATTCTGAAGGCAGATGATGTGCTTGCAGAATACCCTGGCGGCAACTGGAACGATGTGTCCTACTGGCCGGAGCCGGATGGAATGACAACGAAGCGGAAGAAGGAAGCAGACAAGCAGGGAGATCCGCTGGAGAAGAAGGGACTGGTCGGAGCATTCTGCCGGACCTATACGATTCAGGAAGCAATCGCCACATTCTTACCGGATGTGTATGACAGTACTGCGAAGGAAGACCGGTACACATACAAGGCGGGCTCAACTGCTGCCGGACTTGTTATATATGAGAATAAATTTGCATACTCGAACCACGGAACGGATCCGGCATCCGGACAGCTGTGTAACGCGTTCGACCTGGTGCGGATCCATAAGTTCGGATTGAAGGACGAGGATGCGCCACCGGAGAAAACCGGAACAGCTCTTCCGAGCTACAAGGCGATGATCGAGTTCGTGCAGGGGGATGAGGAGACAAAGCTCACGATTGCGGAAGAGAAACGCAGCAACGTGATTGATGACTTCGGTACTCCGGTGAAAGACAGTAAGGACTGGATGAAGAACCTGGATGTCACATCAAAGGGTGAATACCTTCCGACAGTCAAAAACTGCAGGCTCATCCTCCGGAATGATCCGAAGCTGCAAAGCATCGCATATAACGAAATGACGCGCGGCTTCGAAATAAGAGAAGGCTTTGCGGATATACCATGGAATCATCAGGACCGATTCTGGAGAGATGCGGACTACTCGCTGCTGTTCGGATACTTATCAGAGCAGTATAACGTGAACTTCCCGGAACGCTACCTCATGGCAGCCTTTAATAAGGTAACGATGCAGCGCAAGTTCCATCCTATCAAAGACTACGTGAACGGACTGCCGGAATGGGACGGAGTGGAGCGCGTTGATAGTCTCCTGATCAGGATCCTCGGCGCTCCGGATACAGAGTACGTGCGTCAGGTTACAAGGAAGACACTTGTAGGATGCATCAAGCGCATCAAAGAACCGGGATGCAAGTTTGATACCGTGCTGGTGCTGGACGGTAAGCCCGGCATTGGTAAAAGTACGTTACTCAGGATGCTCGGCGGCGAATGGTTCAGCGATTCGCTAAGTCTGACCGACACCAGGGACAAAACTGCTGCCGAGAAGCTGCAGGGAGTGTGGATCATGGAGATCGGCGAGATGCAGGGAACCAGAAAGGCAGATGTGGATATCCTCAAAGGCTTTTTATCAAGACAGGTGGACGAGTATCGTCCTGCGTTCGGGCGCGTAGTAGAGAGAAGACCGCGTACTACAGTCATCTTCGGTACTACGAACACGGTAACCGGATTCCTTCGGGATGTAACCGGTAACAGACGCTTCTGGCCTGTTCCGGTGGAAGGCGGAGAAGGTCCATGGAAGCTGACAGATGCAGATATAAGACAAGTATGGGCGGAAGCGAAGATATATGAGGAGAACGGAGAGACTACGTTCTTAGATGCAGCCATGGAGAAGGAAGCAGAGAGAATGCAGCGTGAAGCTCTGGAATACGATGAACGCGAAGGCGCTGTTATTGATTATCTGGATACACTGCTGCCGGAAGACTGGCGTAAATGGGACTTCGATAAGCGCATGGACTACTTTAGTGATGATGAGCTTGTAAGTCACGAGGATGGACTCCTGGTGCGTGAATACGTGAGCGCCATGGAGATTTTCTGCGAATGCTTTCATAAACCGAAAAGCGCATGGCGGAGACAGGACGGATATGAGATTGCATCCATTATGGCCAGAATCGAAGGATGGGAACGCAGCAGCGTTATGATCCGGGATAAAGCGTATGGAAGGCAGAAGGTTTTTAGAAGAAAAGAGGGCAACGAGTGAAGGCAACAAGTACCGAAAAAGGCAACAAGTCAAAAATGAAAATAGGGCAACAACTCAACTTGTTGCCTAAACTTGTTGCCTATTCAAATGCAGTCACAGAGCGGAAAGGCAACAAGGCAACAAGTTTTTATGCATATAGAGGAAAAATAATAAAAAAATATATAAATTACACGTTAAAACACGCATATTTGCGCATACACGCGCACGCGCGTTGCCTTGTTGCCCTACTCAAATCGGAGGTTGAAATGCATGGATAGAGAACGAGATGTAGAACGATATCTGGTCGGCAGAGTTGAGAGGATGGGAGGCATGTGCATGAAGTTCGTGTCTCCTGGGAACGATGGAGTGCCGGACCGGATTGTAATCCTTCCGGGTGGAGTCATCGTGTTCGTAGAACTGAAGGCGAGGCACGGAAGGTTGAACAGCATCCAAAGATGGCAGCAGGGATGTCTGAAGCGGAGGGATGTTGATGTGCGAACTGTTTGGAGCAGGGAGCAGGTAGATGAGATGCTGAAGGAGGTATGCAGATGAAGAGAACATATAAGTGCAGCTGGTGTGGTGAAGAGTTCGAGCGCCTGGAGTGCCAGACGAAGGGCAAGCAGATGCTGTTCTGCTGCAGACAGTGCCAAGCAGATTACAGGTCCAAAAAGCACAACCCCGAAGGGCGACCGATAACGAGACACCCGTATCTGAGCGAGTACAACAAAGAGCACAACGCGGAGAGGATGACGGACGACGGACGACGTCAGGAAGAAGCTGAGAGAAGTAAAGCTTGGATCCGGAGAGCAGAAAGGCTACGGCAAGCTGTACGGAAAAGCAGAGCACCGTGTGGTCGCCGAGCAGATGCTTGGCAGACCTCTGAAGCCGGAGGAGGTCGTCCATCACAAGAACGGAAACAAGAGAGACAACAGGCCGGAGAACCTTCGCGTCTTCGCAAACCAGGCGGAGCACGCAAGGTGGCACAAAGAAGGAGGTGATGCCACATGAGGTTCAATCCATACGAGTACCAGCGAAAAGCGATCCAGAAGATCGAGAATGAGAAGAGCGTCGGGCTCTTCTTGGATATGGGCCTTGGCTGAGGCAAGACTGTGATTACTTTGACAGCTGTCAAAGACCTGATAGATGACTTCGCAGTGTGGAAGGTCTTAGTCATAGCTCCGAAGCGAGTAGCGGAAGATACATGGACTTCTGAACATGAGAAGTGGGACCACCTAAAGAGCTTACGGATCTCGAAGGTGTTAGGTACCAGAGCACAAAGGATAAAGGCACTGGATGAGGATGCAGATGTGTACGTGATAGGGCGCGATAACGTGCAGTGGCTTATCGGATTGTATCAGCAGAGGCGGAAGGGATGGCCTTTTGACATGATTGTGATTGATGAGCTGTCAAGCTTCAAGAATCCGCAGGCGAAACGCTTCCGGGCATTACGGAAAGCGCTGCCATGTACAAAGCGTGTGGTGGGATTAACCGGAACGCCGAGTCCGAACGGGCTGATGGACCTCTGGGCGCAGGTGTATCTGCTTGATCAGGGAGAACGGTTAGGAAAGACCATCGGAGCATACAGAGAGCAATACTTCAGACCGGGCAAGCGGAACGGATATGTGGTGTTCAACTGGGAGCCGGTGAAGGGAGCGCAGGAAGAGATACAGTCAAAGCTTCAGGATATCTGCCTTAGCATGAGCGCGGAAGATTATCTGGAGCTTCCGGATCTGATTCCCAGAACGGTCAAGGTGCATCTTACGGATCCGGAGTGGAAGGTCTATCAGACCATGGAGCAGGATGCACTCATCGAACTGGAGGATCCGGATGATGCGGTGGTAGGACTGAATGCAGCAGCGGTTATGAATAAGCTTTTGCAGATAGCGAATGGCAGAGTATATTCCGACCGGGGATGTGTAGTGACGGTTCATGAGGAGAAGCTGGATGCCTTGGAAGAGATTGTGGATACCGCATCCGGTCCGGTATTAGTCTTTTATTCCTACCGGCATGATCTTGACGCCATACAGGGCAGATTCAAGGACGCGAAGACCTTAAACGGACAGGAGGATATTAAAGCCTGGAACGAAGGACAGATTCCGATGCTTTTAGCACATCCTGCATCCGTAGGATACGGATTGAACCTGCAGGCTGGAGGTCACATCATCGTGTGGTACGGATTAACCTGGAGCCTGGAATTATATCAGCAGGCGAATGCAAGGCTTTACAGACAGGGGCAGAAGCATGCAGTAATCGTGCATCACTTAATCGCAGCAGGCACCGTGGACGAACAGGTGATGGAAGCACTTGAGAAGAAGGACACATCACAGGCGGCACTTCTCAGGGCGCTGAAGGAAAGGAAAGACAGATGAGACTATATTTAAGCGGTCCGATTACAGGGACCGATGATTATAAACTGAGATTCCGGAGGGCGAAAATGGAGCTGGCGGCAGCAGGATACACGAACGTAGTAAATCCGGCAGAGCTGGATGGAGTGCTTCCGGTGGAGCAGATGGAGTGGGACGAGATTATGACGGTATGCATTGACCTGCTTGCAGGGTGTGACGCGCTGATCCTGATGGACGGGTGGGAGCAATCCAGAGGGTGTAACCGGGAAGTCGGATACGCGCAGGGCGCTGACTTGATCGTAGTCCCTTTAGACGAAATGCTGAGGAGGGTGAGAGAGTGAAGAACAAAGTGGATGAATTAAAGCTTCGGTCATTGACCTGGGACGATTATGGTATCAGCCGGGAGCGGTATCGGGAACTTCAGCATTTTTGCAGGCAGTATTCAGAGAAAAAGAAAAAGGCGGCAGATGCTACGGACTATGGCAGCATGACGGGGTTTTTCACTTATGACAGAGTAGGAGGCAAGAGTTCCGGTCCGTCGAATCCGATTGAGAGTGCGGTTATTCGAGGCATAATGCTTCAGGAGAAATATTTGAAGGACGTGAAGATGATAGACGAGGCAGCAGCCTGGGCCGCTTCTATCGGGGGATATTCAAAAGCATGGAACATTATCCTGTGGAGTGTCACTCGTGGAGTAGGATATGACAAGCTTCTGGCAAGATATGAATTTGTACCGTGGAGCCTTCCGGACTTTTATGCAGTCAGGAGAGCTTTTTTCGCAAGACTTGATGACCTGCAAAATGAAGCATCCGCAAAAAAGAGCCCCCCTGGGGTGCCAGAAAACGAGAAAAAAGTTTGAAAAAATAGCCCCCTTGGGGTCTATTTTAGCCCCATTTTATATGGGTCCAGGGGTCATTTTGAAAGATGTAAAAAATAAAGGGTACTCCGGGTGTATAATGAGTATGATGGAAATATAGGGACGGGGCATACAGCTCCCGTCCTTTTTCGTGGATAGAAAAAACAGGGGTCCTCCGGGGACACTGCTAAAAAGAACGGGGGACGGGGTATATGTCAAGGTCAGGGCGATGGCCACAGGTCAGGAAGCTTGCATGGAACAGAGACAGGAAAGCACGTGCTGTTTGTCATATTTGTGGACAGCAAATTGATTACAGCCTGCCCGCATCTTCAGCGCCTGATGCTTGGGAACCTGATCATGTGATTCCAGTAAGCAAAAGACCAGAGCTTGAGCTGGATTTGAATAATATTAAGGCTTCGCATATGCGTTGTAACCGCGCGCGAGGCGATGGAACAAACGGAGAGAACAACCTTGGAATGCAAAGTCGTATTTGGTGATGCGAGCGTGAAAGGGTAGGGGCCAAAAAATCTTAAACAAAAGCCTGGCGGCGGATTCCACCCGCCCGCAGGCATCTCTCCCCCCGAAACATTTGAAAGCTTTTTTTAGGCAGGATGGTGAGCCATGGCAAAGAGTGCGGTATCGATGTGTAAGAAAGTGAATAAGGACATCAAGTCCCAGGCGATGACTCTTGCG